TTAATTTTGTAAGGAATTAACCTTCGCTTGTGCATCAGCTAATGCTTGTTGTGCTTTTGCTAGTTTATCAGCCTTAGCTAATTCGCTTTGCTGTTGTTCAGCTTGTTCTTGTGCCTTAACTTGTTCCTCTGTAATTTGTGGATAAGTTTGATCTAACTCATTAATCAATAGGGCATATTCTTTTTCGACTGCATTCTTGATTAATGTTTCATCTGCATCAGAAAATCCTAGAGCAGTTAGTGCTTTAGTAACAATTTTAACCGCGCCAGACTTCTTAACTTCACCTTCCAAAAACTCCGTGACACCTAACTTCTGCATAGCCACTACGGCATCTTTTGCTAACGGAGATAACACTTGAATCAGGTTAACAACCTGTTTGTTTCCTAAAATCACCTTGCTGACATATGCACCAATAATTGGAATAGCTGCAATAGCGATCGCTGTAATTAATTTAGTAATTGTATTCGTATCCATGTGTTCTCCTTATTTGATTGTGGCAAACGCCTTCATCATGCTAACGGGTTCACCACCGATTTCAACATTGATAGTTGTTGCTGTTTGACTAATCACTTTGTACTTGCCGTTCAAAGTGAAGTATTCCATACGCCCGTTATTGCCTTGAATATACTGGTTACCTAACTTGTTACCGTATTTATCAGTCAATGTCATAGCTGAAATAGGAATATAGTTATTGTAATCAATAGGCTTGATGCTCATATCAAAGTTCACACCATACATTTTGTTGTTGTATCGTGTCCAATAGTCAGCAACATATACACCACTAAATGTAGCGTATTGAGTCTTAGCTGGTGTACTTGGCGTGTTAGTTGATTGACTTGGCTTAGAAGCAACTTGCTCAGCTGGCTTGTTGTTATCCAATGAACCAACCACCATGACGTTGCCGTCAACTCCGTAGTGATTATCAGCGTATTGCCAAATCTTCACATTGGACATACTTGGAAAATAGTTCATATTTGGTGTTGCTTGATGTGATGTAGTTGGATAAGAGGCTACCCACAAAGCATTTGGATAGCGTACATTAACACGTGATAAATCAATATTTGCTTTCATGTAGTAAGCGCCAGAGTACAACATTGGCTTGTAACCAGCGCTATAAATGGCATCCATGAATGTCAAAATAGCCGTAGTGTTATTAGCCTTGTTGACACCAGCACCTGCTTCATAATCCAGAGCAATGTAACTACCCTTAGCTAATCCAGCATTCTGTGCATCTTGTACAGCTAGTTGTGCTGAATACTGTGCATCACTGACTGAATCACCAAACTGACCCCAGAAATATCCACCTGTTTGCATACCAACTGCATCAGCGTTATGGATTTGTGCATAGGCTTTCGGGTTACTATAATGAGCACCCTCACCGCCACCGCGTCCACCTAACTTAACCATGGTGAAGTTATCACCTGCTTGCTTGAATGAGCTAAAATAGCTTGTTGTGTCACCTTGATAACTGGCAACATCAATACCATTAGTATTGGCTGACACACCTGTGATCATTGCACCAAAAAAGGCAACCGCTCCGAATGAAGCGACTACCCATCGTTTTAATTTATTCAATTTTCAAACCTCCCATTTATCGTGTTTCCACGTTTCCAATTTAGTGAGTCGTATCTCATGGTTGTCCGTGATACTGTTAGATATTTTTAGCTCATCTTTCAAGCCAGCTATATCTGTTCTCAATCCATTAATTGAGTTCACAATGGTATTCTTCAATACCCACCACAAACCACCCAGAAGAATAGACCCCACACTTAGCCAACTCAACAAATCATGTGGCATTTGCATTTATTCACCTCCTTTCTTTAACGACCTACTGGCAATGGATAGCTCATAGAACCAACCAAATTACCACAATGATTATCTACAACCCTTACCCATAATGTAGTTGTGTCATTCACGTAACTGATAACAGGGTAGATTGAAGTAGCACCAATATCACTAGAAGCTGATGCAATTTCTACGTCTGGGCGTAGGCTCCATGGAACGCGCCCTATTTGATTACCATTGTTTGCCTTAGATACGTCTACTCCACGCCATCTAAGGAACATAACATTGTCCCTTACACGATATTGAGCGTAACAAGGGGCACCATTATCAGACCACAATTTTGATCCAGTACTAGCAATATCAAGGTTTAGCCATCCGCTGTCATTCAACATTGGGTTATGTTGTGTAACTGTTCCTGATGTAGCAGTAGTACTGAATGTAGCTAATGGTAATTCATAAATAAAGCCACCATTGTTAAGGTCTTCTTGTACTAAATCACCTGTTACAGCACTAGGATATACTTGATTAATTGTTGGGTAATAGTTTGGTTGCCCTGCTTGTCCTTGTACCGTGTTAGCCTTTGATAGGTCAACAACGATGCAAAGATTACCGTTTGAGTTGGCTGGTAGTGTTATTTGTGTAGGGCTTGTAACCTCTACTAAACGCCCTAAAATGAGTGCTTGTCCTGTTGCTACTGTTGCTGTTAGTCCATTGACTGTTATTTTTAATTCCTTACCTCTTTTTAATACTCCTGAAGTATCACCACCTAAAGCTGATTGTGCTGATGCCACTTCGCGCGGTGTGACAAAAGCACGATCACTGGTATACATTGTTATGGCCATTACTATTCCTCCTAATTTGTGGTGCTAAACAAGTCATTTCGTCCAAATCGTAGATTTCCAAAGGTAAGATTAACCACTTCTGAACTACTGTCTATTGAGTAAGCTGTAAGAACTGACTTATATTGTGTGTTATCGTAATAAATATTTGATTGTAGCCCTAGCTTTACTTTTTCTAGGGGTAGGAAGTTGTTTCCTAGTTGTGCACTAAATTGAATACTATGAGAGTAAGTGTTTGCTGATAAATTACTTTGTGCTATTGAGTCGTAAGTAGGGTTATCAGTCGCTGTTTTATCAAATAAATATATCTGTACCTGTGTAGGCTTAGCCACGCTGTCTGTAAGGCTCTTACTTATAGAGCCATCTTTAGTGAGCCAATAACGTGCTAACACTGTAGGGCTTTCCATGTTGGTGCCTGCCTGGTCTACAATCCACAACTCATTATTGTAATTTCGTAGATTCCTACTATCACTAACTACCCAATTATCGAAATCGTAAACATCATTTTTAAAATTCCAAGTGTCTTTTACCTGATGAAAGTCAATTTTTGGATAATAAAAAGGAATACCATTAGATATTCCTTGCCCTACTCCTGTAACTTCAAACACTGTGTTATGTAGTTTGAATCCACGTATTAAGTAGTCTATAAAATTGCTTGTACTAATTCCATCTGATGAGGTTACTTGAAAGGCTGTGTTAGTCGAGTTAGTAAGCCCCTTATTGAGTAAGTTAGTGCCTATATTAGAGTTAATATAGTTGTTTATTAGCTTTAATATATGAGCTTCATAGCTATCACCACTCTTACTACCTACAATAATGTCACCATTTAGTAAGTTCCAAATGCAGTTAGCACTTAACGTCATGATGTTACTAGAATCATCTACATCTACTGTTATAATCTGCCCGTAATACATTAAGGTTGTGCTATTGTTTGGTCTAACAGCTACATAATCACCTGTCATAATGTTAGTGTTCTTATCAATCGTGAATGAGCTGGTAACATTACTTAAGGCATCCATCTGAATATCATAGCTGAATAATTTATAGGTACCTTTTATAACTAATTTAGCACTATCAAATACTGTAATATCAAGTGCCAAGCTCATACTATCAACCTCTCTTCTTTGAATGTCACATCTAGCTGTGCATTTTCATCTAAATAAGCTAATAAAGTTGATGTACCTTCTGGCACTCTTAGATAGTTGTTAACTGAAAAGTCTGCTAATTGACTAACATCACTGAACGTGCCATCTGTGTTATACACTCTTGCGTACTGGTCTTCTGGATAAGAACTAACGATTAACCTCTGGTTATCAGCTAGATATAAGCTAAATTTAGCCTTGCCTATGACTGCGCCATCCTGGATAATCTGCCATTCTGGGTAGACGTTACATCTACCTGTGATAGTTACCAAGGATGGGCTACCTGATTGAACACCATAGTATTCACTGTTGTTGTCTAACGTGATAGCTTTTTCTCGTCCTGTTACGTTGCTTTCAATGAAAACAAATCCATATTTAGTAGCCATTTAAACCTCCTATCCATATCAAATATGTACACCCAAAAAGGGTATTGTATTATCCTGCTGTTGTTGTAGATGTTTGAGCATCTTCCACTTCATAAACCGCATTATCGAAATCAGTCTTATCTTTGCGCACTTGTAACTTATTAGCTTCATACAAATCTTGATTCTGGATTGTCATGTTGCTTGATGTTCCTGAATCTGAAACATTAGCGCTAAAGTAAGCAATTGCTTGACCATCTGTTGTTTGTGAAGTTGCGTTAATTGATACACTTTTATTAATTGTCATTATTTAATTTCCTCTTCTTGTTCTGACTGTGCTTGTTCTTTTGCTTGATATTGCGCTACAACTGACTGTAACTGTGCGTTAACGTAAGTTAGATTAGTCAGTTGTTGCAGTAAATTGTTAATTACGTCTTCCTGTCTTGGTTGCATTTTTTACCTCTCTTACAACATGCTTAATTTGTTTAACATTGTGTACAAACTATAACTTTTACCTTTGACATAAAATAGAACATCATTTGTGTCATCAGTACCAAAGCCAGCCCGTGATGGTGTATCAAAGAAGCCAAACCATTTATGCCCGTTTGATAATGTTGCTCCTTGGATATGCAACGCTCTTCTATCTGTAGAACTAAATTGTTGTGCTACGTCAAAACCACCCTCAAAGTAAGTTGGTTGATGCCACGTCATGAGGTCTTCAACATGCCAACCTGCTTTACGTCCCTTGTAGCCAGCTACAAGGCTAGAATCCCATGACATTTTCATATCATAAGTACCTACACTGTTAGTTACACCGAAACCAATACCATCGCCACCTCTAATGGTGTTAGAACTGTCTGAGTTTAAGTCATAGTCTGAATCTCCTGGCTTAGATGTATGCCATCCAGCTAGTTTAATCATTAGATAGTCTACGTTGTCATGGTCTGGCATGGTGTCATGTTGGAATGTACCAAGATACTCATTTTTGCTACTAATCAATTCAATCTGCCCGTTTAGGACGTTTGTAGTACCTAAAGCACCATCTAACACTAATCCATCTTGATTAAATTGAGCTGTACTACCTTGTGATGTACTAATAGTCATGCCTATTGGGCTAATCTTCACTGACTGATATAACCCATTCCAGTTTGACTGGATGAAATTAGAAACATTACCAGTTAACTTAGCAACGTCTAGGGTAGCAATCTTAGCGCTGGTAATTGTTGCATCGCCAATCTGTGCACTACCTATAGCACCGTTAGCAATCATTGCTGATTGTATCCAAGCGGTACCCTTAATCTGGGTGTTAGGGCTATCAATCGTCACATTTTTGCTAATAAGGCTCATTTGAGATGCATTACCAACAATGCCACTTGTAATTTTGCTGATATTATCAGTAATACCAATGCTCCAGTTATCCTTAAACAGTGATAACTGTGCTGACATGTCATCATTAGGTGTATATTCCTGTAGCTTTTCAGTAGCCGTTAACAGTGGTTGCGTAAATGTAGCTACTTGACCAGGTCCAGCATTATTAACAATCAGACTCATTTGTAAATAAACAGCGTTTGTAGGTGCTGTAAATCCTTCATTAGATATCTTTACCCAATATGGGCTACTTACTTGCCCTGTTGACCTAGAAGCACCTGATATTCTTTTGTTGTCCTTGTCGTAGAACCAAATATCTAGCAATGCTTGTCCACTACTTAGACCACCATTAGTATAATGAACTAATACAGAAGCACTATACTTTTGACCTCCCTGAACTTGTATGTTGTTAGCCCAATACCCTTCATAAGATGCGCCTGTTGAAGTTACTGAAACTGTACCATTATACGCCCCATCAATATTACTTTTAGTGGCTAAGCTCAGTACGGTTTTACTACCCTTTCCTCTATAACCATAATCAGCATCAAACTCTGAGTTTGGGAATAGGTTAGTTGCTCCTACTTTAGCTAGAATTGCATTACTTGTTTGAGTAATTGTTGAGTTAACACCATTAACAGCACTTGTGATAGAACTTTGTGTAAAGTCTTTTGAGCTTTGCAAAGTGTTTGCATCACCCTTAGTCCTATCAGTTATTTCTGTCTTAATTTGGTTAGCTGTTTGAGTAACAGAACTCTGTAAACCACTAATATTGTTAGTTGCTGTTGAAAGTGTACCCTCTGCTGTGGTTACTCTCTTAGTGACTGAATCAATGTTAGTACCTTGTTTAGATACTGTGTCCGTTATTCCATCTATCGTTACTTGCTGTACAGCTACCTTGTCATTGCTGTTATATGCCCCTGGCACATAATCACCAACTGTAGAATCGAATACCACCATAAAGCGTGACATTAATTGCTTAACGCCCTCTCTAGATTCCATTGATATTCTCATTGTTACAGCGGTATCTGGAACTTTAATATTAGTCAATGATGGTAGTGTCATGTAATCCCATTGATTAGTAACCTTACCCTTAGACCAATTAACATATAAGCCACCGTTTGTAATGTCTTTACCGTTTTTATCCCAGAATGTAATCCACATATTTGTGTAAGTTCCATAGGTTAGTGTCTTTACATACCAACTCATAGATACTGATGTACCGCCTGTAACGGGCACGTACTGTATTAACCTGGCATAAAATTGTGATGCCTGGTCTGTAGTATCAAATAGCACTGCATTTGATGATGAGTAGCCTTGCCCTGGTAAAGCAGTAACATGTGAACTATCTACAGCATTCTTTATAGGGTCTGAGCTTGAACCTAAGGTAGAGCCATACCAGCCAGACATATCAGGATTAAACTCTGTGTTAGCCAACTGGTTAACTTGACCCATAGAATTTATCTTAGTTTGAATGCTAGATACTTGACTAGTGATTGAATCAGCGTTTACCTTAACCTGTGCAATTTGAGCATTATAATCAGTTTTAGCTGAATTTAAATCCGCCGTAGTAGCTCTTAGAGTAATATCTTTAGTGTTTTGTGCTATAGATGTTTCTGTAGCTTTAACACGATTATCATTGCTAGTCTTATAGTTTCCTATGGTTGTTACAGCGCTATCAGCCGTTTGTTGTGCCTTAGATACTGATGTACTTAAATCACCAGTTTTCTTATCATAGTCTGATTGACTAACCTTAGTAGTTACGTCCTTGGCTGTCTGTGTAATATCAGATTGTGCCTTAGTTATACGCCCATCTGCGTTAATCTTATAATTGTTTAATGCAGTTGTTGCTTGGTCTGCTGTTAGCTGTGCTTTAGCAGTTGCACTATCTACGTCCTCTGGAGCTGGAGTCCAATCAGTTGGTATGTTTCCAGATTCCAACTTAGGTAATTTAATGTATACATCCAAAGCTGTGTTAAGACTATTAAAATAGATAATAACTGGATTACTTCCATTAGCCACACCATTTGATGATATTCTAGTCCAATCACTTGGGACATTTCCTGTAGGGCTATTAAAAGGCGCTGAAGCCTCTACTCCTATATGTTTATCAGAATATACACCAGTTCCTTTTATATCAAAGCTCAATGACCACGACTGACCCTTAGTTACTACAGATTGACTAAAATATATACCGGCGTTACCAGAACCACCCTTTGGTGAAGTTATATGCCACATATTAGTCGTGGCGTCATAAGCTACTTTAGTGGTGGTTGTGGCGACGTTATTACCGTTAGTAAAAGTCAATAGTTTAGAATTAACTAATAAGTTTCTACCACCTACAGCCAGTTTATCAACCTTTGTAACAGTTGCATCGAACCCATCAGCACGTTGTTGTAATGTACTAATCGAACCTGATTGTGTATTCTGCGCTTTTTGCAAGTTACTTACAGTAGTTTTAGTACCATCAGCATCAGCTTCAATGGTAGTCATACGGGCATCTTGTGTGGTGTCTGTTTGCTTGATTGATGCTATATCTGTTTTAGCTTGGTTAGCTGTTTGAGTAACGTTAGTAACATCAGTGGTTAATTGCCCTGTTTTAGCATTATATGTGGATGTATCAACCTTGCTACTTAAACCATTTAGAGCCTGTGTAGCAGTTGATTGGGCTGTAGTTATTTTACCCTCTGCATCCATTTTGTTTTGGCTAACTGTGCTTGTAATGCTAGAAGCTGTGTCATCAATTTTCTTATTAATAACACCGTCCGCACTAGTAGCTACGTCTATAGCATTTTTCTTAGCTGTATCTGCATAACCCTGTGCCTTTGTATCTAGAGCGCCTACTGCTGATGCTCTATCTGATGCTTCCTGAGCTATGTCGTCTGTTACTGACTTCTTAGCATCTGCTATATTCTGGTTAGCTGTGTCTAAAGTACTTTTAGCTACTGTAGCTGTGTTATTCTTAGCATCTTGTAAGGCTTTATCAGCCATAGCTTGTGCTTTATTGTTGAAATCACCATCTTTAACAGCTAAATCAGCTTGTTCTTTAGCCACCTGGTTAATTGTTTCATTAATCTGGGTGTTATTATCAGCAATAGCTTTGTCTGTGTTATCAGAAGCTGTCTTGATAGTCTCTTCAATACGATTGCTTAAATCTGGGTCTATTTTAAGTACCCAATCTTCACCATTGTAGGAGTAAATCAGGAAGTCATTACCATCTTTAAGGAATACTGTATCACCTTTTTGTGGGTTAGCAGGCATGGGGTCACCAGCATTGATATAACTAAAAGGGGTTAAGCCATCACTTGATAATTGAGCACCACCAAATCCATAAGTAGCATTATCAGCCACATGCGTTAGCTCTTTTTCAATTTTATTTAATTTTCCGCCTGTGATTATGTCGCCATGTTCCCAGTCTGTTGGTTGGTATGCCAAGTTGTTAACCTCCTTTGTTATTCAATACTTGTTATATCTACTTGCGCCTCATCAACGTAAGGCTTATTACCGTTTTCATCGTCATAAGCAACGCCCATGAATCCAAATCCATATTTCATGTTTGCATCTGTTACACCATCTTCTGGAGCACTTGTGTAAGCTGTTGCTGTGTTGCCTTCTTCTAATTTAAAGTGCCTGAATCTAAGTGTTTGACCCTTAACGAATCCTGCTGTATCACTTGTTGCCGTTGCATTTAATCGAATGTAAAACTTGTTTAATGTAGTACCTGTTAGGTTAGGGATACTAAACGTGTAAACTGCTCTAGTCCACGTGTCGTTATTAATTTTTGTGGTAGGTGAGAATGTATTACTTACCCTAAATGCCACACTTGGTGCGGTACCTTTTACATCGACTGAAATTGTGTAAGTCTTATCAAAACTAAGGACTGAATCACTCATATTAGCCCATGCTTCTGCTAGTCCGTAGTACCATTCCGTAGAACCTGTACCCGTGTAATTCAATGTAATGGCATCACTGTCATATGAAATAGTTGAGTTAAAATTATTATTGGTTACACCTGACAAATTAGGTCTTAGATCAGCTGATGCGTTTTCACCTGATGATTGTAGTATCAAGTTCTGATTAAAATCACCTTGCTCATTAAAAAAGCCTGAGCCATAAATGGCTAGACCTGTGTCAATGTTATACGTCTTGTATCTGCCTTGTTTATTGTTATACCAAGGGTTAATGAACTCTATTGTAAACTGCTCAAATAATTTATCGGTTTGTAATACTGTTGTGCCGCCTATTTCTGTCTTGGTTAAACTAGTTAGTCTTGCATCTCGATGCCAAGTATCAACACCGGTTTTATATAGCAATGTCAATGGCTGAAAAGATAAGAATGTAGAAAACTGACTAAACGTCTGATAACTTCGACTTTCAACATCACCAAACAATATATTTAATTGCATCTGTCCTTGCTGAATATTTATTTTAGTTGCTTTGAAATAACTTTCATATTGACTATAAGTGTTTGTAAACACCGTTCCCAATCCTGTTGGTGTATTACCAAATAAATTTTCAGAATTTAAATCAACGCTTTCACCACGTGCGTTATTTAGCACAAACATGCTCATATGTACTCCTTTCTAAAACCCGCCCCGAAGTATTGTGTATTTATTGGCGAGTTTTTTGTTTAATTTACGCTTCTTACAGCTTTGTTAATTATTGCTTTACTGAACTTATTCATAGTAATGTCATCTACTGACTGGTTGGATTCTGTAGTTTGACCTAGGATGCCTGACAATAGTTGAACCATTGAACTTAGCAATTGGTTACCTTGTTCAATCTTAGCTTCTAATGTAGAACTATCACTAGTTGTTGATGAACCTGTAAGCCCATCTCTAGATGCCATTGCTACTGCTGTTTTACCAAGCAATTCAAAGCCTCTAGAACTCTTCATACCATCCAAAGGTATAATCATTTCTGATTTATCACCCTCACCAACTTCAATCATCTGATTTTTGGTAATTAAGCCACCGTTTGCATAACCGTGTCCTTGACCTAGGAATGATAAATCATTACCATAAGTCTTTTTAGCATAGTTCAATCCAGCTAGTAATGAATCATATCCATTGAATGGGTTATTATGCCCTGGAAACTTATTGGCATTAAATGTAGATGTTATAACCTGCATCAACCCTTTAGCTAAATCACCAGTCTTATTGTTAATATCACCAATGTTACCCTGTACAGCCTTTTCGTTACCACCTGATTCAGTTTGAATCTGACGTAACACCTTATTAACCATAGATTCAGAAGTGCTCAATCCATTAGCCTTTAAGGCATCTACAACTTGTGAACGCCAACGTGAAACACCTGCTCCACTTGGTGCGCCTTTACTTCCGCCACCATCACCAGTGTTAGAGTTGTTGCTTGATATAAGCTTCTTTAGAAAGTTACCTATACCCTTGATACTTTCGTCTACCATACCTTTAGATGAGGCATGCCCTACATCACCAACTTCTGGTATTGAGTTAACGTCAAAGGCTTTAGTAGCAATATCTGTAAGACTCTTGATAGGGTCTGTAATCTTAGATAAGGCATCACTAGCTGCATCTGAAACATCGTCCCAAATATTGATAGCACCCTTAGTAACTGAACTAATAAATGACTCTAGGCTAGAAGTACCCTTAGCGTATCCTGGTAATGTCTTACCTAATCCACCTTGGAATAACTTAGCTGTGTCTCTAGCATTCAGAATCTTGTCACCAGGGTTAAGATTAACAACCTGAGCACCATTGTGACCCAATAGGTCTATCTTGCCTGAATACGGTGAATAACGGGCTTCAATACCTGCTTCACCTACTAAGGCTTGACCACCTGATGCGCCATCAGTACCTGTTGCATAGGCTGGCATACCCATAGGCGTGTAGCTGTAGTTACCCTTAGTAACATCAACACCTTTAACACCGAACCCTTTAACAAGTCCGTTGAAAAATTGTCCTATGTTGCTCCAGATACTGTTAGTACCTTTACCTTGCTTAGAAGCAGCTTCCATTGAGCTATTAGCTTGTGCTACAGCATGACTAACAACACCATGGGATTGTTCCTTAGCAGCTTTCTTAGAATCATCACGTTGTTTACGTGCTTTATCTACAACATCATCACGTTGCTTTGTTGCTGACTTAAGGGCTCCGTTATACTGATCTACTGACTTGTTGATAACGTCTTCTTTTTGCTTGTTAGCTTTGTCAACAACATCTTTATGTTGGTCTTTAGCTTTCTTAAGTACATCGTTGTGTTGCTTTGATGCTTGCTTGACTGTGCCATTATACTGGTCTACAGCGTGGTCAATGGATTGTGCTTTTTGGTGGTTAGCTTCATCAGTAACCTTTTTACGCTGTTCCTTAGCCCACTTACTGTTACCCTTATACTGGTTTTCTGCAGCCTTTACAGTGGCATCATATTGCTTGTTGGCGCTCTTTTCAGCAGCTTTGTACTGGTTTTCAGCAGCTTTCTTAACGTTTTCATACTGGTCGTCTGCAGCTTTCTTAACGTGCTTATACTCTTTGTCCGCGGAATCTTTAACCTTGTTATATTGCTTTTCAGCTGCTTTAGTTACTGAGTTATATTGCTTATCTGCAGCATCCTTAGCAGCCTTATACTTCTTATCAGCATTATCTTTAACAGTGTTATATTCTTTTTGACTCTTGTTAAGTAAGTCTTGTAGCTCTTTGTTAGTGAGCTTACCCTTAGCATCGACAAGCTTGCTTAATATTTCTTTTTGTTTGTTACTTGATACTTCTATTTTTTGAGTAGCTGTACCATGTGCTTTAGCCTCTTCTAAGGATGTTTTAGTAGCATTTTTAACCGTGAGGTCATTAATAGCTTTCTTTTTGTTTTGGTCATCCTTTTCTAAGACTTGTTCTTTCTTTTTTTGGTCTTGTTTAACTTGATATGACTTAGCACCATATAGTGCTGCATCATTGGCTATTTTTGTATCCCATGACTTGGTATCATCACGCTTTTTCTTGTTAAAAGACTCTTCTAACTTCTGGCGTTGGGTTGCATAATACTTTGATAAGGTAGTACGGTCTTCCTGGCTAAGCTTTTCAACTCTCTTACCTTTATCAGCTTCCTGTTGAATATCCTTTAGTCTTTTTTCATACTCTTCCTTAGACATTAATCCGTTTTTTCTTAACAGTTTAATATCAGCTAAATCTCTTTCAGCCTTTTTGTCATAGTACTTCTTAGAAGCCTTGTCCAACTCTTCATAAGCTGACTTAGTATCTAGCTTAGGTGCCTTAATCTTTATTTCTGGTTGCTTCTTAAAGGCATCCTTAAAGGCATTATGGAACTTACTTACTATCTTTTCAGCTGTCTTAGTGCTTCCTAAAGTATCACCAATAGAAGCACCAAGTAGACCACCAGCTACTGTACCTGCTCCTGGTATTACTGAACCAAGTACAGCGCCAATTGTTCCACCTATGGCTGTTCCAGATACTTTACCAGCAGCCTTAATCTTGTCCTGTGACTTGTTAGAGGTTACAGCCTTGTATATAGAATCACCAATGTCAAACGCTGTTATTGCAACTGCTATGGGAGCTACTACCTTACTAGCAACCTGACCACCTATAGAAGCAACTGTACCTAACTTAGATACTTTACCTGCTGTTGATATGGCACCACCTACGCCACCGCCTGCTGATAAGGCGTTATTTTCCATCAGTACAGCGTTTTGCTCTTGGATTGCCTTAGTCTCAGCTTCAATACCAAGTACCTTAGCACCCCATTTAATGCCACTGGCTAAACCACTAAACGCATCTAGTACTGTGTTGGCTAGTTTAACTGCGCCGTGCATACCCTTGAACGCTAGGTTAATAGCTATAATTGATTCAGCCATTATCTTAAACTGCTCTGGGTGTTTCTGAGCAAATTGTCCTAGGTCTTCTAGCAAAGGCATAGCTATCTTAAGGGTGTCACCCATAACACTAAAGCCTGTGCCTGATAAGTCCTTAGTTGCACTAAAGAATCCTATAATTGAATCCTTGTGCTTGGCAATGTAATCACCGAAATGCTCTATGTTCTTCGCCATTCCCTCTAGGGACTTGTTAGCAACTTCTGTGAAGTCTTTTGCCTTGAACTCTTTACCGAATGCCTCTGTAATCGTGCTAAAGGCATGGGATATTGATTCACCTACTTTGTTAAACTCTTTTTCAGTCCTATCATCAGAAACCCACTTTGATATTGCTCCAAATAATGGGTTTTTAGCAGTCATAATAGGGTTGATCAAAGCCCCCGCTAATGCTTCACCACGGGCTGATATAACACGTTCCATACCTGATGCTGTCTGTAACATATTTTCACTGGCTGTCTTATACTTATCACCCAGTTCATTCATGACCTTTTCTGCATCTTCGGCTGATATTTTACCAGCTGACATTTGAGCACGAAGCTGGGACATAGTTAAGTTAGTGTTATGTTGTGCTTCCTGTTCGAACTCTAACAGCTTTTCACCAAACATTGGCAACTGGTCGGTAATAACGTTGAAATCACCTAATTGCATCTTTGATGAGGTCATCATGTGAGTGAAGTTAAGACCCAGACGCTCTGTAGCTTCTGATGAAAGACCTATTGTATCAGCCATAGTCAGTACAGACTTAGTTAGCTGTTCTGTAGGCTCTTTTTGGTTAAATACGTGGTAAAATTGCTGTTCAAGTTCGTTGGTTAAGTCCGTGGTCTGACCAAAAGCAGTAGATATGCTCTTGATTCCTGATACCATTTCCTTAGACTTATCAGCATCACCTGTTAGAGTAGTCCAAGTGGCATCCATAACTTGCATTTGCTTGTTATATTCTATGGCACCTTGTACAGTCTCTGAAAGCTTTTCTTTCATCGTTTCAAAAGCATTAGTAACAGCATTGGCTGCTAAGTTACCTAAGAACACCGACTTGAAATGACTAGACGTACTTGTTAATTTGTCATCTAATTCATTTAGCTTATTTTTAGCAGATGAGATACCTCTAGTCTCTGGTTTGATTTCTGTGCTATTAAAATGCTTGATGTCACGTGTAGATTCAGCTACCTTAGCAGACATCTGCTCAACTCTTAATTCTTGCCTTTTGTAGGCATCTGAATTTTTATCGCCCGATTCAGCTAACTTACCAAGTTCTGTTTTTTGGATGGACAACTGCTCTGTGTAATTCTTTTGAACGTTCTTAAGATTTTCAAGCTTAACTTTATTAGCTTCATCTTCACGACCTTCTGCCTGTAATTTCTGAACCCTAGCTTCAGTTAGATCATTTCCGTGCTTTAATTCGTTATTAAGTTTAGCTAATCCTGATTCTTGATAGGTATAAGCTTGTTTAGCTTTTTCAAGTTGCCCGTTATAAGAAGCATATTGACGTTCTGCTTTTGCCAACTCATTAGTAAGGTATTGCTGTAAATCTTGTCCTTTCTTGGTGCTTGTGTTTACATTATCTAAACCACTTTTAAGGGCTTCTATTTTAGTCTTTTGGGCTTCTAAGGTACTTTGCAGTCCTTCGTATTTAGCTTTGGAGGAGCTAACCGCATCTCCTGAAGCCTTATACTGATTTTCCAATATTTTAGCTTCAGCGCTACTATTTTTAACTTCACGCGTTAATTCTTTTAATGCTTGTGAGGCACTGTTTGAATCAAGCGTTAAATTAGTAGCCATTTCGTTAACGATTTGTTTAGCCATTGTTTATCTCCTTTCTAAATAGATTGTTCTGCTGTATCTGGATCAATTCCTAGTGACTTCATGAACTGCGAGCCAGTCATTGGCCTTTCTTCTTGACTTTGAGCGCTCAAAACTTCATTCAAACGATAAAAATCTTCTTGTTCAAATTCAGATGGTAATATGTGCAGGTTTGTCAAAACATTTTGTTCGTTATAATCAAAATCTTTTATAGCTGTGTCAAGCGCATCAAATTTTTCTCTTAGGCTTCTAAACCCACTTCTTCTTCAGTCGCCTCAACTGTTTTAATACCTAAAATTTCCGCACTAATTTTATTAGCTAAATCAACCGTTTCGTTGAAAGTCATATCATCAATCTTCTTTGCTTGTGCTGATGTCAATCGAAGAGTATCTGTGACATATGAAATTGTTTCATCTTGAGTAGCTAACATTGAATCTAGCATTTCTTCAATAGCCTCTTCACTATCTCCTCTTGTTGCTTGGTTAATACTCATCTTCACTTGTGTTCTTTGGAATTTCCAAGTGTCACGTACAACTTTGTTAGTTGGCTCCACTTCGATTGCTTTTTTGATGCCCAATTCTTTTGCAACATTAATTTTTACTGACATGATTTTTTTCTCCTAATATTTTGTTTTGGAGCCTCGTTTTGAGACATAATAAAAAGCCACTTTCGTGACTTATAAAGATTATTGACCGCCTGTTGTTGTACCGCCTGTAGTAGCAGTCTTGAATACGTCTGATAACATTGCTGACTTATCAAACTTTGGTGCTGAACTATAGAAGTATTTACCAAAACCATCGTCGCCACGTTCTAATCCCGCGATAGTGATTGCATCAGTTGTACGGTTGTCACTGGCGTTGTTACTTGTCAAAGTTGCACCTGCTTCAGATGCAGTTCCCATATACATACCCACATACACCGGCTTATCGATATCAAACGCTTCCGCCGATTCAGCAAGATATGCAACACGATTGTTAGGGTCCGCCTTACCAGTGATAGTAAATCCACCCTTACCATCAGATGGCATTCCAAGCGCCGCCATTTTAATTTCATTTGGTAACGAGTTAACTGTAAGCACAGTTTGAGCGGCGCCTTTACCTGCCGACTTATATACCAACTTGTTGTTACCAAAAATATCAGTTGTTGTACCAAACAAGTTAGTTAACGCAACCGAGGCCACACCAAATGAAGTGTCAACCGTAACCTCAAAGATACCAGTTGTATCTGTTGTAGCTTGATCAGTGTACTTAAAGATTCCATTAGTACCTGTTAGTACAATTCCGTTTTTGTCTACCAGCGCTAATTTAGCACCCGCAATTCCTAATGTTGCCATGTATTATTTCTCCTTTATGACTTTATTCCGTGTAACTTGAATAGTTTGATAATCCTGTGCAGTATCTGGGTCAGTTTGACGACCTTTAATGTCGTTAACCGTATAACCGTTAGAGGTTAAGAACTTCATCAACTCAATTTCGACTTCGTCATAGTCCAAATCACTATCTAGTGAATAATAGATTTGAATAATGACGTTTTGTTCAATGGTGTTGAACGTATCATTACCATAACTACCAAGATTACTGTATGCATCCCTAATTAAAAGAGATGTCTGACTAGCAGGCACCTCTTTGGGAATTAACTTAGGATAAATACCATATGTCCAAGTTACATGTTCTTTAATTAAATTGAAGGTATCCATTACTACTGTCATGAACTACCTCGTTTCTTCTCTTGTATTTTTTTAAGCACTTTCGATTGTGCTTCTAAAACTTCCTTTTGCGATTTGTCTCTAGAATCATCAATGAAGCTATCTCCCTGAATAAAACGTGTACCATCATTCAGGAAGTGCGCGATACGAGCATGATTGGCATCTTTTTTAGTGAATCCAACAGCTGTACTGCCATCCAGTTTAGTACCATCTAAATTACCTATTTCCACGCTATCAGCCAAATGGGTCATTTTGCCAATTTCACGATCAGCATTGTAGTGACCAGCATCTTTTGTAGCCTGCTTCAGGTTTTTAGCTAATACATCAGCACCGGCTTGTGTGACTTCTTCACGTTCTTCGATTGTGAGATTAACGATACCGCCTACTTCTTTCAACATTTCATCAAGTTGTTCGGATAGACTAGCCATTTTTTACCACCTTCTGCAAGGTGAGCAAATCAAACGTTTCTCGCGCTGAACGGTCGTCAGAGCTAATCAAAATAATATCGTAAATATCTTGACCAATTCTAACGTTTAATGATTTGTTTACTGCATCATCATGTCGTATTGCAATTAGTTTGGTATCAGTAATCGAGTTACCCATAAACGTGTATTGCTGATTCAAAGACTGCGTGCGGTAACCAAACCATCTTGAAAACGATGCCACAAATCCTTTTATGGCGTTACCATTCTTAGGATTGTAACCAGTTGTTCCCTCAACGCCAAATTCAGCACGCTCGTTAAATTCAAGTGGATTTATCGCCATCAAACACCCCCTTGTCTGCTAAATAATCAGCATAGTTACCTCTTAATTGAGCAATAATGGAATTAGTAGCTAAATCAACTGGGAAGGCTTGAACTAATGATAATGATGTTCTAAACGTATAATAGCCACTTGCTAAAGCGATGGTAGCTACATCTACAAGTGAAGAGATATTATCATCAGCATAGAATTTATCGTCATCAGTACCAATAGCATTCTTGATGTAGTTGGTCGCTGCTAAGATATATCCCTTTAACAAATCATCATCAGCCGTAGAATCAACTCGCAAAGATATTTTTAAATTATCTAAAGTTACTGTCATGCAACCTCCTAACACCCGCCCACTTGCGTGAACTGTTTATTTCCAAAGCGAGTTAAAAAATCAATTACCCTTGACCACCTGTTGAAGCAGATGCAGCAAAGTTGGCTGTCTGATTGGCAATATCCTTAAATGAACCAGCAACAAAAGCCTCTGTATCTGTTGGCTCAACATCGAAACGATCAATGACACGAATCTTAGTCAAGTCTTTTTCAAAAGCACCAGCACCGATGTTTGTTGACAACAGTGACATTTGTTGGCGGTCAAACAACGTGACAGCTTGCTTCAAGTCACCAAAGTACAATGGGTGTGAACCTGAAACATCTGGCAACCAACGATCAGCCAAAACTTTGACTTGCTTACCATCAATAACTTTTACATCTGACTGTGTAGGGTCTGGTTGTAGCAAATAGTTTCCCATTGCGTCCTTAACCTTATTCAAAACAGCCAATCCTGATACGTTAGTCAAGAAGAATGACGTAGTTGCAACAGCAGGGTCAACGGCAGTTGATACCATGTCCTTAATGTCATCGAACTTAGCGACAGTTGGCTTCTTTGGAACAGCATTCATTACCGCAATAATAGCTTGATTACGAGTAACAACAACCTTCTTAGCAATCCATGATGATAGCCATGCCAAAATATTTTCAGCAGTATCATTCAAAAGTGTATTAGTTACAGTTGAAATACCAGCATAACGCTTAATAAGGTACTTAACGATTGCTAACTTAGGGTCATCGTTATCTCCAATAGTCGCATCATCTGCATCCAAGTTAGCTAACGGTGTGACATCAGACCATTTTTCATAAACACGTGAACCTGACAAAGTTGATACTGATTCAACATTGACATATTGTTCCAAGGCATCATATTGGCGAACAAGCGTGTGAATAGCTGTTTGGATATCTCGTGGGATAGTCAAACCAATGGCATTACCATTTGCATCAGTGCTTGAGTCAATTTGGTTAACAACATTGGGAATACCTTTAATCATGCCCTTAAAATTATCAACGAACTTTTTCTTCAAGTCATTTTCTTTTGGCGTTAATTCAGACGTTGGCTCTACGTTGTCACCGACCACATTCTCAGCTTGTGCTTGTACCAAGTTTTCGTGTGCCAAATCACGCTTAGCGATCGCATTTGTAATCTTTGTTTGGATGTCGGCAACATCTTCCGCAGAAGTAGCATCATCATCAACCATGAGCTGCGCTTGATTTTGTAAATCAGAGACTTTTTGCCCCAAATTCACCCATTTTTCATTCAAATCGTTAATATTTACTGCCATATTAATTACTTCTCCTTTGTTTTTCCTAGTAAAATAGCCAACTTACTTTGCTTTAAATCGCTAGTAGGTTGACTATTTTTTACTTCATTTTCTAGTTTTGCAGTCTTTTCGGACTTGTTCAGCAGATTAAGTAGCTTGTTAACGGCTGACTTAGGTACGATATTAGCTGTTGCGTTAGAAAATGCTGCTTGTTTTTCATCAACAAACATGATTTCGTCAGCAAAACCCTTATCAACGGCTTCCCGAGCGCCAATCCACGTCTCTTGAGCCATCATGTTAAGCAAATCACCTTGTGGCATACCTGTCTTAGATTCATAAGCACTGGCAATCGACTTATCTATTCCGTCCAGTACATTAATTTCATGCTCTAGATCATCCTTGTTGCCGCCCCCATAACTAGCCGCTTGATGAATCATAAGTTGAGCAGTTGGCGAAATATTAACTTTGTTTCCAGCCATGGCAATAACGCTAGCAGCACTGGCCGCCAAACCTTGAATGTTAACCGTTACATTAGCCTTAGATTGGCGTAACATAGTGTAAATTTCACTAGCAGAAAATACATCCCCACCGTTTGAAGCAACATTTACTTCGACGTCATCGTCATCATCTCCATCGTTTAGGATTTGAGCAACCGCACTTGGTGATGCACTAGGAATACCAAAAAAACTATAAAACGCGGCAGTTTCATCATCAACAACCGTGCCTTTAATATCAATTGTTTTGGTCAATATCTTCACTCCTTTCTATTGCAGTATCAGGAATATCTGGCATGTCAGGTGGCAAATACCCTGTCTTTTTAAGCAACCACTTTGCTTCAGCGGCCGTCAGTGTGTTACTTTGCTTAAATGTGTTTATATTAGTGGTGTAATCATCGTTCACGGGGTCGATAGCCGGTTTAATGTCAATATCCACCGAAGATGATTGTTTATTTGATAATTCGCTGGTGATGGAACGCCCGAACCTCATTAAGGCTTTAGCGTAATCACCACCTATCATTTTTAATGAGCTTTGTTGGTCACCCTGCCCGTTCAAAACTGAATCAGGTATGCCATAGGCTTTAGCAATTTGCTTTGAAGTCCAATCTGTTTGAGCAAGTAATTTGGATACATCCCCTTTGATTTCAAGCGGTGTATAGGTTTCTAGCTTGTCAATTACAACAGGCCCACCATTGGAATTATTGATTTGGTTCATGAATTGGCGTGACAAAGCAGATTTATGCTTGGCTTGCATTAATCCGCCGCCGTCAACTTCCAAAATACCAGGTGTCAAAACAGATTTTGCTAAAGCATTGATAGTTAGCTTGTTAGATGAATCTTTAATTTTTAACTCACTAGCCAACGATCTCAGTGGACTGATTCCGGTTGCGCCACCGTTCTGGCTCAGCAGTCTAAAATGAATCATGTCATTTGACGGTATGCTTTGCTTGATACCGACTAACGGCGAATCAAAGGTAGCATTATAATACAATCCAGAATAATCATCTAGCGGGAATACACTAACTTGACTAGGTCTCAAATATTCCCATCTGATATCTATTCCGTTGCGATTACGCCAACGATATACAAAGGCTTCACCGCCCAGCAATAGTTGAGCATACACCGCTTGCCAAAAGCTATGTCCGTTCGTCCAAGTCGTTGGATTATTCAACATACTCTGATTCTGAGAATTATCAGTAATTAACTTTGATGAAGCTAAATCTGCGCTTAATTGAAAAACGGTAGAGTAAATATCTGAATTGCGCAATGCAACATCTGCACTCACATAGTCATCTTTACCTACCGGATTCAAAAAGTTCACAATTTCAGGATCATCAAAATTAATTTCGTTACCACCACCCACATCTAAGCTGTTTGTAAAGCGTGGGCTAAATAATGGCAATATTAATCACCCCCTTTCGGTGTGCTACTAGCAATTAATTCACTGACTAGGCCAGTAATAGCAAATGAAATCGCTAAAGTAACGCCGCCTGCTATCTGATTTAGGCTAAACATCGCCCAATTAATTGTAATCAAGGCTGCTAAGTAACATACTAAGTCAAATATCCGCCATATAAGTGGTAGTAATTGTTTAAATATCATAGTTCGTCTCCCATCAAACCAGCTTCATCACTAAGTAACCAGTCTAGTTTCTGTTGTGGTGTCATTCGTTCAATTTGCTTTTGAGGGTCATTCACATCTGAATAATCCTCAAAATGTATCATGCCCTGATATAAGGCATCAATAATGGCATCCACAACATCAATCTTGAGCGTTGCCTTTGCTTTATCAACTTGAATGCCTATCTTGTCTTCGATAACCTGTGCATTTAACAACGCTTTTTCCATTATTTTGTCATCAAGCCGTGTGATTGAACTTTCAACGAAAGCAGATTGCAAAAACTTTGTAGGGTCTTTCAATTCACTGGTTCGTTGCCTAATTGCCATTAAGTTCCAAGATGTATTTAATTCAAGTTGTTTCACAGCAGGTGTGGCACCCCATGCATCGTAACCAAAAAAGACAACGTCTAATCCGTTGTCTTCTACGTAATTTAATAACCATTGATAAACTTGATCATCATTTATTAACCCTTGAGGATGTGAAGTGATTGTACAATAACCTATTTTAGCCAACTCACGATAATTGATACCATCTTGTTTCTCTTTCGCTTCAATACTACCTGCTTTTTCCCAAGGTATAAACGAATGTTGCTGAATATGCCATCGCTTGTTGCCATTTTTATCGAGATAAGGATAAACAAACGCAATCGCTGTATTGTCACTAAACATTGAGTAATCGTAACCTATGTATACTTGCTTCCCATAAATTTCAAACCTATTAGTAATTGCACGCTCAACATCTGATAACTTTAAAAAGCTATTTGTTGATTCTTGTAACCACATATTCAAGTTTTTATTTTGAAAATCGCTAATGGTTCCAGCTAACAAATCACTGTCTCTTTTATCCACTAATCCTTGCAATAAAACAGCCTGTTCGCTTTCCAAATTAAGCAACGGGTTACTTTTTATCCAAGTTTCGGGCTTAAATGTTTCATCAAGACTATCATTAGCCCATATCAACCCCAGATAGCTATCAGCATCTCTATTCCAATCTTGTTCCATAGCTTGTTGAATCATTTTTTGGTCTTCATGAAATGGAACGGTTGGATCTGGGTATGAGGTTGATATTTGAATAAATTGACGATTTTTAACCTTAACCTGTCCTGATATGATTTTAGATATCTTATCACGACTTTTGATTTCGCCTATTTCATCAACAATAGCAGTCGTGAAGTGGAAACTATCATACTGACCTGATTCATGAGAAATAGCACGCATTACATTGTTCTTTTTCTTCATAATAATCTGATCAGTTTGTATCATTAAGCCAACTTCTTCTGCATAGGTTTTGAAGGGTGGCTTGCTGATTAGTTTTTGCATCATGCTTTTGATGTATCCAAACAATTTATTTGTTTGCTTAAAATTAATTGAAGCAACTAAGAAATCTTGGTTTTCAAGTCCAATAGTTTCTACCAAGAATGAATATGTTTGAACGATGGCCATCATATATGTTTTACCTTGGCCACGTGACACAGAAACAATCACACGGCTGTATCTTTTACCGCCATCTTCGTTTCGCCAACCTATCATTTGAGCTAAGATAAACTTTTGCCAATCCATTAACTCTGTAGGTTCGCCTGTATCAACATTAGGGCAAATACTTGCGAATTTAAGAATGTTTTTGGCTTGCTTAACAGAATAATGAAATTTAAAATCATCATCCCCTTGCCTTTGTAAGTCACGTAAATGTCTAAATGATGCCAACTTAATAAAGTAGCCTTGTTCAATTTTTTCATCTAAAACATCAAAAGCATATTGCGTTCCCTCATCGTGGTAGCGCATCCTTATGTCTGAAAAATCAAGTGAATGATAGATGCCAATAACATCATGGCTTATTGTTAAATCAATCTTCTTCATCAGCAAAGAACTCCTTCATTTGGGACGTTGAACTTTCATCACTATTGTCATTCCCACTTAATTCCATTAACTCCGATCGACTCTTTGGCGATAGGCCTAATTCTGACCCTATCTTTGCTAAGTTCTTTAAGGAATCGCTATAAATATTTGTCATAGGATTACGTTTATATCCCTGAAACGTTTTGTCGATTACGGTTCCTTCAAAATCTTGAACGGGTTTATAAATCGCTTGTACTTCTCCGTTTTCTCGCACATGTTTGTAAGCATTTCTATAGATTTCATATTGGGTACAATACATTTCTACTAAACCAGAATCAATGCGATTGACACTACTTTGTGTTTCTAAAAAAGGCACAACTTTACGCCAAATCACCTTCGCTTGCTGTCCTAAGTAGGCCGGAGGTGTAATCGTTAAACGCCCGCCGTTAACATCTTTATCAACTTTTTTAACCAACGCTTAACCACCTCCTTTCTTGTCAAGCCCCCCCTACCTTAAAAATTTCAAAATTCAACATTTTTACAAGACGACGATATGTGTGCGCTCTTTAATCTGGCGAACAAGGGCGGGGGTATTTTGCATTTTAATCTTTCTTTGATGTCAATAAGCGAGTTCTGTTTAAAACATCTTAAAAACAATTTTATGAACAATTAGCGGTTGTTACATTCCAAAATCTTTTAACCCTTTCTCTCTTGATTGGGATAGGTAACGCTGGCTACTTTAAAATTTTTATTACCATACTCATCAATACATACTGCAAAGTTTATTATAGGTTTATGTAAGTTAAGCTTACTCATAAGAAGTCTTTCTCTTAGTTGTTTATTTGTTACCACTCTCTATGTTCCTTTCATCAACTTATTAATCATTGCAATACTTCTAACAGGACTAACATGCTTCAACCGATTGTCCTTACCTGTGCCGTAATAGGATTGCTCCCACTTGGTCTTTAATGTATGGCATCTACTACACGTCACTGCAAGATTGACTATGTCTGCCTTATCATTTGGGGATGCTTCAACTGGTACGATGTGGTCTACTGTCTTGCCTTGCTTGACTACACCATCACACTTACAGTATTGACACAAGTAATGCTGTTCATCTAACACTCGTTGCCTTAGGTTAACCCATTGCTTTGTCCGGTAGAAGTTATACTGACCACGCTTGTTGTCGTCACGATTACGTGTCATTGTATTGTATCTATGTGTTGCTCGCTTATCTCTAGAAACATACACACGTTCTTGGTCTGCGTGCTTAGCGCAGTAATGTTTAGGCAACTCAACAATATTGAAACAACCAATGGCTTTGCAACGTCTAACTCTAGCCATGGCACTCATACCATATGTACATTCCTAACAATGTAAACAGCACTACATCAAACCCACCCAATGTTCCTACAACAATCCAATCAAATGTAGTCATTTAAGGCACCTCCTTTCAATGTTTTATCCCAAAATAAAAAGCGCTTATGCGCTTGTCTGACATTCTATTCAAATTTAATTATTTTTGTTATAATGAATCTAAATAAAAAAGAAAGAAGCTATACAATGCCAGCACGTTCTATTTCTATCAGATTTGTATCAAAATTTACTATGACTCAAGACGAAGTTCAAATATCAAAAGCCGAAGTTCCTCTTGGATCTATCAAAAAATTAAAGAATAGTACTATAAGTGTCGAAGGAATTTCATTCGAAAGATTTGAAGGTAAATACACAAAACACATCGTTGACGATATCGCCGTTTTCGATACTACTCAAGACGAATATATCGAGTATTCATCTTACGAAAAGCCACAAGTTTTCAATATATTTTACTCAAAAGAAAAATCTTTACTTCTTTCAGAAGCCAGCACTCCAATAACAAAAAAATTTTTGAAAGATTTGTCATCTCAAGATGGGATTACTTTGGAATATAATGCTTTTCATTTTAACTTCCAAGATATATCAAATCAAATGCCACAAACAAAAGGTATACGCTTTTCCAGCGTGGCTCCTGGAGTTAACAACAAATCATTTTCTGGAGATGAAGTTGACATAAACGATGAGACAATCGAGGCATTGGAAAATGACGAAGCAACTCAGCTAATAGGGACATTAGATATATATCAAAAGTCCCGTACCATTATGTTAACGCAATCTGGTACTTTGGTAAGCTTTACGTCTCTGATTGATTTGGAGCCAAACTATACTTATCCTATGGTCAACTTTGCAGTGTCTACACTGATTATTATAAGAATGCTTTAAAAAGCAGCCTAACGGCTGCTTTTATAATACCTTTGATAGTGGCACATATTCATCAATTAATTTCTTTATATCAATTTCGGAATCTGATGTCGCTTGTATTTTGTGAAGAGTAGATGTAACTGTTAGCTTATCTTCTGAATATACCAAATTAAATTTATTTATACGAACATTGGTTAAGTGCCTAATTGTCAAACGATAAAAAGGATTAAAATTTGCTCTAGAGGTATCTATTGAAATATCGAATCTAGATAAATTTTTTTCATCACGGGAGTACAGACTAAAAATGTTTCTTTCTAAGTGCATAAAATCTTCCCACTTTTGCTTAACATCACGATAAGCTATTTGATAATCAACTTTTAATATAAAATTAGTTTGTTCCTCACTGAGTTTCATTGCTGATACTGTAATTAGAAAGGATAAATTTTGTTCGTTTTTTATTTGATAATAAATCGTTTCGTGGGTTCTATTTGGAGATTTAGACTCATCAATTTTAAAATTAAACTTTATAAAAACCGCCCTTACCTTTTTATCAAGCGATTGTATATCATCAAAGTTATTGATTTTAATTTGATGTTTAACTGAAAAAGAAACTGTTTTTTGAGACAACCAAGCTCTAATTTTATTAATTTTTATGAATATCCAATCAATATCCTGATAAAGAACCGTTAACAACGGTACTAATCCAACTAGCCCTAGTAAATTAACCAGCGGTGCTTTTGTTACGATAGTTATTATAAAATTGACTATCGTCCAGACTATAGATATAAGTACTAATCCTATTCTTATATAACGAGTCATTTTACCTGCCTTCTTTATAATCTTTCATAACACTTTAACATATAAACAGATTATTGTCACAGTTTCAAACTCTAACTGTAAATTTTATCTTTTCCAAATAAAGATTTAATATTAACTACTCTTATACTCACCATTCAAATCATCTACTCATGAAATAAGTAAAAAGAATATTGATCAGAAATAAGATACCAAAAATTACTTGTGTCTTGTCTATACAGTTATTTAAACGATTGTGCCATAACATGTTCCATCTCTTCTCTTTTTTGAGAAGCCGAATATCATCTTCAAGCTTGCTGATTGTTTCATCGCGCCTTTTTATCTCGTTACGCATTTCAAACTGTTCATCTTTCAAATGAGCAATTTCAACGTCTTGACTGATCACGTGTTTTAAGACCGCTTCTATTTTCGCATCACGCTTAATGTCTTCTAAATTAATTTCTTCTCTTGCTAATGCCATATCTATTCTCCTAAGTGTTGTTCACATCATAGTACGTTATGGGCCATTAATTCTCTAACCACTTCATGTGACTCTTGTAGTCAATCTGCCTATTCTCCATTACTTCTGACCTAACCTGAATGCGTGAACGTTCGTGTCGTGCAACGCTCTCTGTTTTCATCATGTCAGCGTGCTTGCGATTCACATCAGTCGCCTGTTTGATATGTCTACGTCTCTTGCGTAGTTTTTTCTCTGCTTCATTCATGTTTAACTCCAAACAAAAAGCCCAACCTATTCACGTGGTTGAGCTTTTAAAATATTCAATTTATTTCTGGGCAGCTTTATGCAGAAATGCATAATACTCATACAGAGCTAACGCTACGAACATAACTAAAGCAATGTAAATCGCCCCAGATACTGCTGTGACAGCTACTACGGTCAATCCAATCGCTGAAGTTGTGAAAATCAACGAAAACTTTTGAAGTTTTGTCAACTTGTCAGTATCTCCTTGAAATGACACTGAGGTCATAATAACACCAACTAATATCATTAATCCAAAGAAAATATGTAATGCAATCATAATTATCTCTCCTTTATGTACGATGCCTTACCCCAACAATAATCATAGAAGAACACATCACGAATATTGCTTCCAATATAAGGCACCTCATTAATAATAGCATCTTCTGAAAGCGATTACTACTAAATTTTGCCAATTAAAAAGCATCCGTTAAGATGCTTTCTTGGTGACCCATATCACTTTATGATATTATCAATACTTTTTTCAGGAGAGTATAGAATGCTTGGGTTACCACAAGTTAAATGCTAGCACACAAAGTTACCTTTGTCACTAACTTCTTTATGTACGGTACCTCACTCTTTATGTGAGAAAGAAGTTAAACAAAGTATCAGTATTATTTATGTGAGGCACCTTACAAAATATGGTACCATTGTGTACTACGAATTACCATACTATTTTTAATATGATTGATAATTATCAACAATACAATTATCACATTGTTTTTAAGTCAAAAACTGTCTAAAAACTCGCATGTTTTTGCTACTCCGAGTTATCCACAGGCTGATAAGCGAATACCGACTTTCGATATATCTGCTTAATATTCTGCAAATCTCTATGACACTGGCTCTCTGATTTAGAAAGTATTCTAGCCACCTGACTCCAGCTACGCTTTCGTCTACGATCATATCGCAAGGATAGCATGGCTCTTTCTTCCTCAGTAAGTATCTTCAAAAAGTTAGACATACACCACTTGTCACGGATAAAGGACTGTAACGCATAATCGCTCTCTTCAATGATTATCTGATTATCCAGAACTCTGTTTTCTTTGTTTTGAGCAGTACCACCGCCTATATTTTCATCAATAGTTTCAGGTGTCTGCAATTCGATTTTACGTAGCTTAATTTGCATATCAATTACACCTGAATAATAGTCACTTAGGTATCTGTCTATTCTATCTGCCACACTCCGCTCCTCTTAATGATATAATTACCAAAAAATAAAAGGTCAATTTAATACATATGACACAACTTATACTTTACATTCTGATATATTCAATGATTTTTTTCTTATCAATTACTTTAATAATTGGATTTCTTATCCATAGTCACGGTACCAAAATTATTTCGGTATTTGGTATTTTCATACAAGTATTAATACTAGCCTATCTACACTTATAAAGCATTTCAATGACTGTGAATTTCTTGTGCCATTCGTTCATGTTATTCACCTAACAGTTCTGGGTTTTCGTGTATATTGCCGATGACCTCCTCACTGTTCGTCCAAGCGTATCCCTCGTCCAAACCAGACAAGTACCAACCGGGCATACCACCTCCAAACATACCGCCCCTTTCTTCTTCCCAAACTACTTTATGAGGACAACCTCTGGAACATCTGACAATATCGCCCTCATAAATTTCAACACCGCTTTTGTCTTTGAGACCTGTAAACTCTTCAACAATTAGTTCATCGTTATCTAAAATGTTTTGAAAACTGTCGGCGATTTCTTCGTCATGAACATTTTGAATATTGTAATAATAAAATTTTATAATGGTATTCCAGGCTCTAAACTTAATCTCTCGCATAACTATTCGCTCCATTCCACAATATACTTGTCTGCTCGCAACACTCTAATGTGTCTGTCTGATGCGTGGACTTTGTAATAATCAGGTAGTATGTCATTTGCTTCTTTGTTAGTGATATAGTCAGATAAATGTGTAATATCAGTAACCTTAACATCTAACGAATATCCACGGCCGTCATATAAATCTTCACCGACTGTTATGGTGTATGGTTCGTTGAATCCAGTGGTTCCGTTACCACCGCTAAATATTGCTCCCAATCCCACACTCTGTAAGCTAACTATTTTCACATTAATTACCCTTCCTCATAAATACATAAAACAGAGCTGCATCAAGACCAAAAATAATTACGTATGTCAACGCTAATTCAAAATTGATAACCATGAACAATCCAGCGATAACGCTAACTAGCATTAACAAGATACATATTGTTAGTCCTGTGATTTGTAGTTTTCTCATAATTTTCATGTCATTTCCTCTATTTCAATCTTCAAATAAGGCTTCTCGGTGTAAATCTTTCGTCCTCTACCGTCTACAATGAAACGATCATCTTCAATAATTAGTGCATTCAATCTGTCTTGTGTTGACTTGCATAGGTTATCCCAATCACCAAGCTGTGATGATGTTGGATATATTTCATGATTAAGCGCCGATAACTTTTTCTTCTTGCTCCACGAATCAGGAGGCATAAAACCAAAAATGTAATCAACTTTTATCGGCTGTTTACCAAACTTTTTAAAATTACTACGATTAATTTTTGCTCTAAGGCGTACAGATAATTCAGCGATGTATGCTTTCTCTTTAATCCCTTTAAAGACCTGCCTCGTTCTTGGATTAAAATTTGACTGATTATGAGGTGCCGGATTAACCGTTAATTCTGTCTCAAAAGAAAAAGGATTTTTATTTAAATATTCTGCATTATTATTCATCTTCTAACTCGACCATTTCTAACCTCCCTTTGGTTTTGTATTTTTTGTCAGATACAAATCTTTTCACATAGGCCGGTCGTGTCATGAACATGATGTGATCATAAGATTTACCTGTCTTTCTGGCAATTTCTATAGGTGTTCCATCTGCAATAAATTCATCACCCTTGTACAATACCCAAATTCGTTCTGATTTTGGTTTTATCTTTGTCGCCATATCCTTTCCTTTTTCATTTGCTCTCACGTCCACAGAAACCGTCCTATTTGACGTTTTAAATGTTGTTTAGCGTATTTGTACATAAACAGCGTTTAACGCCTTAAAACGCTTGTTATTGTCTATCTGGTATTTAATCTATGAACCTCTGCAATCCGCTCATCTATCTTGATGCCTGTCAGGTGGTGTTTCTGTAAGAATGTCTCAATACCTAACGAATGCGCGTCCTGATGATGAATACGACATAATTGCACGGCTCTGTGTTTCAAATGGTTAGTCTTGCGCCTGTCTACCCCTTGACCAATCGTGTCTAAATGGTGCAGGTCACTCGGTCTCTTGCCACATATCACGCAACACTTGTTCATCAGACACTGATATTCCCAGTGCGCTATTTCCTGTGGCTCCAGTTCATTCAACGGCTTCACGCTCAAAGAAATGTCGTGAAGTGCTGCATAATCTAATAGCATGTTGATGAACTCGTTTGTGTCCGACTTATTGCCCTTGACTGCGCTCAGGCTAAATTCGCCAAAGTCTAAACCGTGGTAATACTCGTACATGCCGTAAAAGTGCCTTCTTGTGCTTTCTACGGTCTCTAACCACGCTCCACCTACTTGTGACAACCAAATGTCATTGAGTAACGCAAACGCAAATCTACGTTGCTTAGGCGTCGGCTCATTATCATCACTAGCTATCACTGACAGAACTTGTTGCTGATTGGTTACGTGATACTTCTGCAAGGTGCGCAAATCATCGTCGCTCATTCGCAATGTGACTAACCCTTTGTTTGGATCTAGCTTATTCACTTGTCCAAATAATTCAGTCAATGAGTCATCACTCCTCTAACTTTGTTCTCAATCCCATTTCTTTCAACTCAGCAAGCTCTTTAGCTACATCTGACACACCAACACTAGATTCTGCTACTGGTTCGGTTATCATCTGTGGCTCTACTCGTTGTGGTCTGCCATTGTAGCTATGTTGCTTACTTTTAGATTTTTCATCATCACGTTTCTTTTCGGATGCCTCAATATCTTTCAAAGTGAACAGCTTTCTCTGGTACCAGTCTCTGGTTACATTCCACAAATACTTAAACTTACATACACCATTGCCAACTGATATCTTGATAGCCTGTAAGATAACGCTGTATGCTTCACGGTAATTGCCATCATTAGCTTCAGCAAAATCATCTAATTCTTTGTTAATGTCGGTTGATACTAATCCGCCAATCGTTCCAAATCCGTTTTGTTCGAGAATATTGACCAGAGCTGAGTAAGCTTTTGATTTGTCGTCGTTGTTTATTTTTTGTTCGTCGTCAACAACATCTAACTCTTTTTCTTTATTTATCTTTAACTCTTTCTCTAACTCTATATCTATCTCTGTTGGACGCTCATTGGACACCGGTTGGACATTGTCCAATTTATTATTTTTTCTTTGTTCTCTTTTGTATCTAGCCCAGTTGGTTTCTTGGTCAATCAATGCTGATACCTGAGACATTTCCACGTTTTGGCTATCATCGATTTGAATTAAACCAGCTTTCGTAAAGTAAGCTAAAGTCATAGCGACTTGTTCTGTTTCTTCATCAATCATTAAAGCTAACTCTTCTTCTAATTTTCCGTAAACACCTTCGTAATAAATAACTCCGTTAGTGTCTAAAGAACTCAACATCATTTTTTGATATATAACTACCATGGTGTCGCCACCAGCCATTTTTCTGGCCTTTTTAATAGCAAGATTTTTGTAAAAGTTATTATCAAGTCTTAACCAGAAGTAAATCGGTTTTTTCTTAGTTGCCACTGTTACCTCCTTTGGGCTTCACACCCTTTCGTGTGGTTACGCCACATCGTCATCATACGAATGAACATCAACGAATCGAGCGACTTAAACTCTTTTCACTGGCTAATCAGTTTAGTGACGATGATCAGGTCATAACGACCTTAATTTAATTGTTTAGCGATTTCAGAAAGCATTTGTTTGAAATCTTTACCGGTGTAAATATCGTCATCTTGGATATCGTCCCAAAGTTTCGAGAACTCATATTTAATTGCTTTTTTCACTTCCTGAACTTCTGTCAACTTAGGAGGTTCAGACTCCAACGCTTTGGCTTGAACAAACTCTAGATTCAATAACTTCGTAAGCGCTCCAGTTGGTTTACCGGTAGCAGTGAAATTGCTAATCTTTAACCAGTCAGCCTTAATGGTCAATGGTGTTTTAAGTTGATACGATTCATTACGTTCATCAATTTCTTTTTGCAACACTGGTTGTAATTGCTTTAGACGTCCAACATTCCACGTATTTTGCTCTTCCGTGATATCCTCAATAATTGAATCAGCAGTATCCTTAACAGCGAATAACCCGCCATTACGCTCGATTAGTTCCTGTTCATAGTCCTTGACATTTTGCTTCACTGATTTCTTGATTAAGTCAGATACTTGCTTCATGTCTTTCTTCAAAGAAGCCATGCTTTGTGCATCTACCTTGCTACTAATCGTGGTCACTTCAACACCATTCAGCGTTGCTCGTAAATCGTTCCAGTTCTGCGCCACACCGTTTTCAAAGCTAATCAATGGCATTACTGTTTTTGGCTCACTCATTTCACGTCCTCCGAAGTCTCATTCTTTTCAGCAAAAGGATTTGGCGCATCACCTGTATCAACTCCAGAAAACAGATTATCGTTTTTTTCTTCAGGTTGATTATCAATGATTTCCGGTTCAACGCTTGAATCGTTAGTAGCAATTTCTTCTGTGTCTGGAGTAACGTCACGTGCTTCACGTTCGTTCTTATCATCTTCGGCAATAGCTTGCGCAACCTTAGTAGTCTTGGGGGCAAACTTAAGCAAGTCTTTCATCACGGTTTTAATCGCCATTGCATCAAAGTCTGTGTACCATGGTGTCTGTGGTGTTTTACCGTATTTGTCTTTATGGTCTGGCCCCTTATAAGTTTGGCTGAACTTCATAGCATGGTTAATCACTCGTTGGATTGGCCAATACTTGACGATACGTTCGCCATCTAAGTAATAAAATGCCAAGTATCCGGCTACTAGACTTTCACCGTCTACGTATGGATCATAGTTTTCGTTTTCCATTGTGAATTCATCAAATACATAGTTGTAATGTGGCTTGTTTGCTTCATACACAACACTTCCACCCAAACGACCAACACGACCGGTATTCTGTACAAGCTTGATAATTCCTCGATAACCTAGTTGGAACTGAGCTTTAACATCTTTGGTTACCCACTTACCGTCTACCTTTGCACGCTTTCCGTATGGAATAACGTAGGCTTCACCAAGGTCTGGCAAGACAGACAGATCAAGAATGGCGGCTCGCATTGCAGCGTTTGTTAGGTCATTCATATTTGTTTTTGCTAAGTCTGGGTTTAATGCCACAACCGTTGACAATCCGCTTAAGAAACTGGCTGCATTGTCTTTCAATATTTCCTCAAAATGCTTTTGCATCTTGTCGCTGTTGATAATTTTTTGAACTTGGGCTACTTCGTTTGCCATAATTACTTCCACTCCAATTCTTTAATTGCTTCTTCGCCATACGTGCTATAAGGCGTTAATAGTCCCTTGTAAACACCGTTTAGGCAGTTCTTTTCCAAATACGTGCCAAGTGCTTCACCGGCACAAACAACTTCTTTCGTTCCGACTTTGACCACATAAACGAAGTAACATTCTTTTTGTAATTCTTCGTAAGTCATCCAGATAAATTCTGCTTCATCTGTATCATTTAATGCATAAACATACAAACATTTCTCGTGAAACGAAACGGCTTCTTTTCCCTCAAAATAATCACGTTCAAAGTCATTTCGTGGTTTATATGGTTCGGGTAATGTCACTACCATTTGCATTTACCTCGTTTCTTGCTATAATCGAGATATAAATTTCTTGCGAATAATTTATATCCAGCGCTTTAACTGTTCCAGCAGTTAGGCGCTTATTTTTTTGTTCTAAATTCATCTAAGCTGACATCTAACGCTTCAGCTATTTTTTCCATGGTTTCAAACTCAACATGCTTATTGGCACCTTTTCTAATATCGTAGATGGTTGTTTTACCAATGGTTGTATGTTGAAATAACCAGTACCACGTGAGTTGCTTTTTCTTTAAAACCTCATCAATTTTATTGCTTTTAAAAGACATTTTTTGACCTTGTTCTTTCTATCTAAAATGGTATTCTTTACACATACAAGCGTTCGGGTTATCGAACTAACGTTTGCAAATTTAATAGCATCTGATTATCCAAATTGATGCGTGAGGAGAATTATATTGAAAGTAGGAATTAGAACGACATCTGGACAAAATATTGTATCGAATAACGTAACAGAAGTGAGCGTGTTATGGCTTAACGGTTCAAAAGTCATCGATATGAACTTTGATGATTTCCAGAAAGAATTTGTTTTAGATAAAAGCGGCTTGAGAGCTATAACTTTTAAAGGAAATCAAACCGTTTTCCTAGATGCCAAAGACATCGACTACATTACTTCTTCAAATTCTTAATCGTTTCAGAAATACACTTCATTGCTTCGGCTATGGTGTGTATTTTTTCTTTGTCCATATATCCGCTTTTAATTTCATCCGAGACCACTTCGCTCAATTCATTCAAATTCTTATATAAATTTGGTACTGTCTTGTTTCCTGTTGTTGTCATTGCTTTTCTCCTTATTTAACCCGTAAATACTTGTTGCTACCATCTGTGCCACCCATACGTTCCAAACGGTGCTTATTACGTTGATGCTCACGCTCTTGTGACTCACCTTGTATCATGCCACCAACGAAAACTACTACTAGCACGATTGCTACTGCTATTATTTGTAAAATTACCATTATATTTCTCCTTATGCTGCTTGCAAAAACTTATTAATAAAGTATTGCTGACCCTTACCGGTTACCTTTGGTGTCTTAGTTGTTACGTTTACCCCATTTGAGTTAATGTGATTATGTTCCTTGATTTCAAACAATCCCATTTCCATACTCTTTTGAGTTGGCATGTTGTAATCTGTTCCCTTACGGCGAATTAGATAACCATTCTCACGCAACCACGTAAACAATCGGTTAGCACCTGTGTCAATGCCGTTCTGTTTCAACAACTTGGCTAGTTCGCCAACCAAGATACTTGTTTGACTTGCGCTCACTGCATCAGCAAACAACGCTTTGGGTTTCATTTCAGCAATTATTTTGTCTTTGTGTTCAAGTAATTGCTGTGAAGCTTTCAAACCCAATGCCATCTGATAAGATGGATCACTTGCTAATTCCTTGTAACGCTTTTCAACTTGAATAAAATAATCTCGTATTTGCTGACTCTTTTTAGTCTTCGACATCATAGCTACGTTCTTTGCCATGTCAACTGTGAGTGAATAATCTTGAAGATATTGAACGTTACCGTTTCCACCAATAACGGGTGTACCTCCAGGTACGCCTGTAAAATCAGTACCTTCAACGTACATTTCTTGATACTGTTCAAACCATGCACTAAATCTTTTTTTAACGCCAAGTTCCTTATGCAGTTCACGAGCACTTAGTTGCGCTTCGCCTTGCTCGTTTTGATTAATCTTGATAATTTCTTCCATGTTGTTTACCTTCCGTAAAATTTTGTGTGTGAATCTATCCATTCCTGAACCGCTTTTTTGGGATAACCATTTTTCATATTTGGTTGTTCGATATAAGGAAATCCATCTGAATAGATATATTTATTAACGTTGTTGATGCCAACTCCTAGAAACTGAGCCAACTCTGTTTTATCCATGATTTCTGGTAACTGACTCTTGTGGAAAAACTTTATGATTTCATCTAGTTTTGCAAGTAGCTGTGTTACCATACGATCACTTCCTTTCTGGTGTTTGCTTTTGTGCTATCCTTTAATTACAGGCATTGCACTGCCTAGTAACTTAAAAGGAGAATATAATATGTTAGACGAATTAACTAACGATTCAAAATTTTTGTTGTCTTCAATGTATAAGGAGTATCTACAAAAACGTAAATCAGGCATTGATAGAAATAAATCTCGCAAATTTGGTAGTGAAATTGATTTGCATGATGATTTAATGCCTGAATGGTTACAAGCTGATGTTCACGATTCAATAGCAGAGCTAATAAAGCTTAAATATTTAGGATCTATTACGGGTGATAATAAATTTACGTTTATTATGCTAAATCCAAAAGCTATCGCAGAGCTTGAAACTACATTTAAAGATAAGATAGACACCGTCTTAGATTATGCTGCCAAAATAAAAGATGTTATTCCTTTTGTTTAGCCATACACTATCCAATCATTTGCGATAATATCATTGGCAGAAGGTTGCCATAAAGGTGTTATTTCTTTATTATCAATAATTAAATAACCTAACGTACTTTTTGTTGGCAAGAACCATAATCCGTATTTAGTATTTTTAATAAGTTCAGGTCTTGTAATTCCTCTACCGGATTGCAAGGCTTTTTTTGTTGCTTCTGTAATATTCATGTTTCTCACTTCCTTTCTAAATGTCTTGAATGTTGAATAGCTTAAAGATTTTCTCGCGAATTTTTACAAAGCGTGTTTCTTTGTATCCATTGATTGCTCGACTAACTTCGTCTTCACGCTCACCAATCATATTCGCCAACTCTATTTGAGACATTCCTCGTTCGTCCAACTCACCTCGAATCGCTCGACGAGTCTTTCTCCTTATTGATTCCTCTGGACTAACTACCGGCATGTAATCTCCTCCTGCATAATTTATTCATCAAGTTATTGACTAAATTTATTCGATAGAGTAAACTAAGTGCATACGAAATAAGCTACAAATAACGCGCCACCTAGTAATCAGACCGCCAAGTTAGATTTACAAGTGTTTGTTTTTTGTTGCTCAATTACTTGATGAGTTAATAATAACTCTATCGAATAAATATGTCAACAGTAAATTACTCGATAGAATTAATATTTTCTCGAATGCTAGGAGAAATGCCAATATGACTATATTTGAACGTGTTAAAGAAGTTGCTGATTTGAGGAAAATGAGCCTTCAAACTTTAGCTGAAAAATCAAACATGGGCATCAATTCTATCTACGGATGGAAAACGAAAACGCCCTCTATTGATAAGATTAGTTCAGTTGCAGATGTTTTGAATGTTTCAACCGACTATTTGCTTGGACGAACGGATGTCATGAATAGCTATTCGTCTTCGAATAAAGAAACAGATTTAAAATACGCTTTAGAGCACGACCCAATGCTTGCTTTTGATGGTAAACCGATTTCTGAAAAGTACAAGAGAGTGATATTAGAACTATTGAGTGAAGAGGACGATTAATGTATGAGAGATGACTTCTGTTACAATTTAGCTCCTTTTCGGGAAAACATTGACAAAATTACAGCGGAACATAACATCAAGGTTAAGCATGTTTTTGTCGAAAAATATGATCCACCTCTGGCCTACCCTCAGAAAAACATGATTTTTTATAATGATAATTATGAAACGTCTATTGATTCTACGTTTATTGAAGCTCACGAAATTTTTCACGTGCTTCACAAAAGCAAGAATCAAACCATCTATGCTTTTTCTCCTTTAGCAAAAATAGATGAGGAAATATCAGCTCATATTTTCGCTCTAAGGCTGTTCTTTAAAAGTGTAGACGAAGAATATCTTCCTAATTATATTTCTGTCATGTATGCTCTAGGTCTCCCTTTATCGATGGAACATCTAGTTCAAAAAGTTTGGTTAGAAAATTTAAAACCTTTTAGCGTTATTTAAAATTATGTGCTAAGCAATCACAATAACAGGCAATAAAAAAAGCCCTTAGGCTGTAAAGGAATAAAATATGTCACAAAATGAAAATCCAGAAATGAATATATATATCGATATGCCTGAAAAAATGGAAGTTCGTAACACTCCAAAGCCCCAACGACCAGCAAGTTCTGGACCACTTAGCACCCCTCCAAAACCTACTAAAAAGTAACAATATAGTATAATAATTTTCTCTCAGTATCTAAATAAGACACTACTTGATGATCAGAGGCATATTTTTTTACAAAACTTAATGTGGGGTCTTCATCCCATTGTGGGTATTCTTGCAATCTGACACCCATATTCTTATCTCTGCTATTATTTGAACCCAGAAATTTTCCATAAGTAATCAAGTTACCTTCAAACGAAAATATGAACATCACATTTTCGCTATCATCTTTTATGTCGACAAAATAATCCCATGGATCTTTATCAGAAACGTTAATTTTTCCGTTATTTCCCACAGAATGATTTATAATCCACCAATACATTTGAAATAGCTTTCTTCCGAAAATAAAAAAAATTACTGATGATATGCCAATAGTTGTGAAAAAAGCAGTAATTAAACTCATTTCTTTAGTCAGCGCGAGGAAAAGGCCGAAATTAATCATCCCTAAGATGATGACCCACATGTTTTGCGACTTACTTCCATCTTCGACGTTTAATGAGCCTTGAGCTTCTAATATTTGATAATTCAAATAACCAAGACCACCCGCTGAAACAAAAGCCGTTATAATTGTCAATATAAATTTTTCCATATTTTAATTATAACACTAGTTTACAATTGTAACTTATAATAGTTATAGAAAGAAGGCTTATATGTTTATATTTGCGATTATTGGATTTGTAGCAATATTCTGGTGTGCACTAACTGGATTGGTTCGATTGATACCGTGGTTAGTTTTGTTAGTTATTATAACCTCAGCTATCAGTTTCTTAGATAAATACTGGTTACAAATATTGATTTGTGGAGCACTATTTGCCTTATTTTATTACCTACAAGAAAAAGAGCGAGAAATAAAACACAATAAAAAAGTAACCAATGAACGAAATAAACAAATGAGCAAATAAAAAAGCACACCCCAACCTGCAAAAGTTCACTGGGTGTGCTAAAAGTATACTACAAACGCACGGGGCGTTCTATTAGATTATAACAGATATAAGCCCTCTTTTTAAGGGAGATTTTTGTATGGCTTCAATATATAAAAGAGGTAAAACATTTACCGTTAGTGTATCCGTCCCTTATCAAGGCGGATATAAAAAGAAAACTAAATCAGGTTTCAAAACAAAAACCGAAGCAAATCAATGGGCTATAAAAACGGAAGGATCTAAAATAGATGGCGATATTGATTTTAAACCGTCACAACTCCTTTCTTCCTATATAAGTGACTGGATTGATACATATAAAACAGACGTGTCACGTTCAACTCATGTTGGTTATGAAATGACTTTGAAAGCTGTTAGCGAATACTTTGAAAATACATCATTAGATCAAGTAACCCGTCACGATGCGCAAAAATTTTTAAACGAATATGGGCTCTCTCACTCTCTTGCTACTAGCCAAAAAGTCAAAGGACATTTAAGTGGCATATTAAAGGATGCCGTAGCTGATGGAATAATAAGGGTCAATCCTTTTGAAAGAGCAAAACCGCATGGTACTAATGCCAAAGATAGCTCACTAAAGTTCTTAGAATATACTGACTTTAAATGTTTTATAGAATATCTAAAAGAAAACCATGAGCCAACTCATGATATTATGTTAGTAGCTTCTTTATCAGGTGCTCGATTGGGAGAAGTATTAGCCCTTACCCCTAATGACATCGGTAATGGAACAATCAATATCAGCAAGTCTTATGAAGAACGTTTGAATATTGTAAAAGAGCCTAAAACTCCTAGTTCAATCAGAACTGTAGACGTTCCAGAATGGTTAACAGATTACTTACTTACATTATCCAAAGACAACAATGAAAGATTATTTGATCGTCAGCAATCCAGTGTTAATCGTGAATTGCAAAGAATATTAACGCGATTAGACATCCCCAAAAGGATTACTTTCCACGGACTAAGACACAGCCACGCTTCTATGTTAATTTCTCAGGGCGTTGCTGTAGAATATATAAGTGAAAGATTGGGTCACAAAGATATTTCTATCACTCAAAAGACGTATTTACACCTCTTACAAGTGAAGCGAAATAAGGAAATTTCACACACTATCACGCTTCTTAATTCACTATAATTTTCGATATTTACTACAGTTTTACTACAAGGGTATCTGAAAACCTTATGTACCAGTACCCCTAAATCTTATTCAAAGAAACAGCTCGCAAACCAATGATTATGCCAATGCTAATTTTGGTTTAAGTAAAAAAACATCTAGAAAATAATCTAGGTGTTTTTTTATTTCACAAATTATTACTAATTCACATTACTTTGATTCAAAGTCCAGCGTGATTCCGGTGTCGTTGGTAAAATCATTAAAATAAAGAACCAAATATTTCCGATAATCGGAATCAAATCAATAAATATCCAACCAGCACTTCGATTTGTATCGTGCAGACGGCGTGCTTTCAAAGTAAAAGTAGCAATCCACACAATTATCATGACGATTCTTGTTGTCAAATTAGTAGACAAGTCACCAACAGTGTAGATATCTTCAATTGAATGACCTTGCATATTTTCCAAGATGCTAACTAATATTCCACCCAAAAAATAATTGACAATTAACGGTACCCAGTACTGTGTCCTTGTTGCCGTTGCATGCCAAGAAAACATTTTTGTCCAAAATTCACGATAAGCATTAATCAT